CTCTTAGCGTTAACCTTGCCTTCGCTCTCTTGCTTGATCACCGCTTTGATTAGTGATGGCCTCAGCCCGTGAGGATTGTTGTCAATAGCAGATACAATCTCAGGTGCTAACGGACCGCCGGCAAAACCGCCCCCTTTCGCTTCTCCCGTGTCCTTTGTTGGTTGCTTCTTCGCTGCTTCGGCTTCTATATCAGCCATCATCGCATCAAGCTCACTAGCACCAAAAGTAGCTGCTCCTACTGATGCCATGCTACCGCCCGTTGGAGGCTTTGGTTGTTCCATAGCGCCCGCAATCGTTTGTGGGCCGCGCACTAAGGCTTCCGTTGTTCCTGCGCCTACTCCACGCTGTAACTTACCAGATAGCGCATCAATAAGCTGATACGATTCTACCAGCGGCCTAATCTTAGCAAGTTGGTATGATACCCCACCAGGCGTAAAATATGTTTCAGCTAACTGCCGGTAAAGTTGTGTATCCTCCGGGGCAAACAAACCACCAACAGCCTGACCTAACTTGCCGCTCAATGCTTGCTTCAACGCTTGAGTGAGTTTAGCTGTGTCGCGTTCCTCAAAAGTCATCGGAGCAGTTGGCGAACCAACAAAATACTTTTGTTGCCCTTTTAATATCGTTAGTTCACTTTGCAACCGATCAACAACGCTTTTTCCTTTATCACCTAACGCTGCTGCAATTCTTTCTTTCCCTAGTTTGGTTTGCACCAATTTGGATATACGTCCTACAGCTTCTTCAGGTTGCTTCTCTGCTAAGTTTTGCAAGTAAGCGCGTACACCAGAATCCCATTCAGTCACCTTACCAGCATCTACAAAATTCTGTCTGAGTGATTCAATAACTTCTGGACGCTGATTAAATATCTGCGCAAGGCTTTCTGGTCTATCCGGGTCGAAATCTTTGATCAGCGCAAACTTGCTTTCTTCTAGTGCGTTTAATGGCGCACTTGCAGCTCTATAGGCTTCTTTAGCAATTTTATAAGTTGGCGCTGCATTCTCTAAAATTGCATCTAGTTGTTGACTGGTAGCTTCAATTAGTCGCGCCTCATTGCCTCCTGCCGCATTAGCTTTGTCTTTTAAAATGCCTCTTGCTTGTTCTAAAACATTTAACGATTTATCCGGGAGATCGGCGTTAGCTTCAAAATTCTTAACAGTACGAATAGCGTTGCGTAAGTTCTTATCCTTCTGAATCAGCCGATCTAAATCTTCTGATACTATATTCGGCGCTTCGGACCTGGCTTTATCGTATAGTACCTTTGCTTCTTTTCCTCGCTCGCCAACCAAGGTTTCTTGAATATCTTTTGCAGCTTCAATAAAGTTTTTAGTTCCTATAACTGGATCACGCGTAGGCGCAATCTGATCTAGTACCGTTTCGATACGGTTGCTAGCCGCTGCTGCACGTTCCTCTATCGCTTTGCCGGCATACCCAATACCGCCTGGTTTAATCCCAGCAAGTTTAGCACTTTGATACACAGCCGGGCTTTGTACTGCCTCTGGTAAAAACAGCGGTACTTTTGTTTCTTCTGCCGTCATTGCCCGTTGAATAGCAGCTTGTAAATCTGCCGGAGTTGATTCTGTTAGCTTTTTAGCTACGACTATTTCAGCCGGTGTAAAACCTTCTAAGCCAGCACCGCCGGTAGCAATAGCGCCACGCTCACCGGCTACTCTCGCATTCTGTAAAGCATCAATTATGTTTTGCCGTACTACCTCACGAGTTACTCCTGCTTCTGCAAGTTTCCTAGCACCGTAGCCAGTTATTCCACTTAAAGCCTTAGTAAGCGCCGGTGTGCCAACGCCACCAACCAATGCCCCAAGCCCACCAGCGGCAATACGATTTGCAATATCTTCGGACGGTGCGATTGCTTCTGTTGGTTCTGCTGCTCCAGCACCTTGCAAAAATCCTTGTGCCGCTCCTATACGCGCTAATTGCCCTACTGTTGGAGCAACCTCTGCTGCTGTCTGACCAAGTAATAACTGCCTTCCCAAGCCAACAGCGCCCCTGATAGGACCAAGAAACGCCATTGGAGCAACGCCTCCGGCAATGCTACCAGCAATAGAAGAATAAGGCGCTTCTTTGCCTAGTACTTGATTCATTTGACCGTATTCGGCCATTACTTCTGGATAGGTTTTCGAAGTTAATGCCGCCTCCGCTCCCGCTGCAAGTTCATGACCGTAACCAAGTGCTAGTGCATCGGCTAACGAACTTCCAAAACCTAAAATCGAATCAAGGCCGCTTAATCGTGCTTTCTGAGCAGCTAAACTTTTAGAACGTTCGGCATTTTCAAGCTGTAGCCGGTTAATCAGTGCGCTTTTATCAGCCTCTGTTAATGTAGTTGGGTCTACATAGCTAGTTGTACCAAGCTGATTTGTAGGCGTAGCAAGGGGCGTTGGCGTTACTTCTGTGCCAGTACCCATGATATCGGCATACACTGCATCAAGACTATCGGCCACGTCCCAACCTCTGATAAATACCAGTTGCTTCCTGCTTTAATGCTTGTACTTTTATCGGATCAGTTTCAGCTTTTATCTCTGCTCTAATTGCTGCAAGGCGCGACTCATCACTTGCTGCGGTGTTTGCTGTACCAAGTGACATGCCTTTGTAATATGGTGCACTGAGTTTTGTTTCATTAGGATCAGTAAAGCCTAATGCCTTAGCTTGATCCACTTTTGCGCGTACAGCCTCATTATATGTTCGCCCTAATGCGTTAGTGACAATATCACTTGCTTCTACCATTTGATTGATAGCTTCCTGCGCAACACGCGGATTAGAACTATAAATGTTTTTTAATGCTTGTGTGTATCTCTGTGCGGCACTTTGCTGATCCTCTACTTGAGCAAACTCGCCAAGCGTTGTCACGCTGTTCGGATCTGTCGATTTCTTAACAAGCGTAATCATCGCATCAATATTAGCGCGTGTTGGATTAGCTGCTAACTCTCTAATGGTTTTATTATACCGCTGCACCTGCATAAAATCTTTTACAGGTTGCTCGGCTTTTAATGTCTCGCCAAGACGAACGTAATCATCACGCTCTGCTGCCGCTCGCGCTGGCTCTTGTGCTATGGCTTCTTGTTGTTTTTCAAACTTAATCAATTCCTGTTTTTGAGCATACTCTCTAGCTTCTTTAGGTGTACGCATTACACCATCAGTAGAAATTGCGCCTGTTGGAGCAGGAAACAAACTTTCAAAGCCTTTTGGTACGTAACCCTCTTTCACCGCCTCAATAGTTAGCGCATCTTTCAATTCTGCCTGTCGTTTAGCTGCCGCTGCTTGATTCTCAAGTAAGTTCATCTTTAGCTGTGCGCCAATACTTCTAAGCGGAGCACCGCCCTCTTCTGCCATTATCACATCAAGTGCTTCCATGCTTGGTGCTTTAAGCGCACGAGTAATGTACGGCTGCAGCGCAAGATTCTGCTCTAGTGCTTGCTGCCTTGCTTGATATCCCAATAAAGCAGTAACAAGAGTACCGCCCAACCCAACGGCAAGATTACGTTGCCAGCTACCATAAGGGTCCATCATTTGAGGCGTAGTTTGCGCGACCGTAAGTGCACCTAGCCCGTACGGTGTATCAGCCGCCGAGGTGTTCAATCCAAGAAGTGCTGCAGTTAAAGCATCAGTTGCCATGTTATTTAGCTTGGTCTATTCATGTAGTTAATAAATCCGGCAGTCCCACCTTGTACTGCGCCTTGAATAGCATAATTGTACCAAGGAGGGGCTTGCTGTTGCTGCTGATTGCCATACTGACTATTCACCATTTGCATTGTTGCAATGTCGCGTTGTGTCTGCGCGCCTAATTGTGCAGTACCCATACTTGTACGCGCTCCTAATTGCGCTTGCTCCATTGCAGCTCTGCGGTTTGCTTCTGCTTGTTGACCTTCAAATTGTCTTTGTGCCTCTTGTTGCTGACCAGCCATGCCAGTTTGATACGGCAAAGTAAAGTAAGGAGTAGTTGCCGCAAGTTGTTCAAGCGCGAATCCGCGTCCTTGCATTCCCTGTTGAAAGCCCTGCTGCTGATATCCTGCACCAAGTTGAAAGGCTTGTGCCTGTGCGCCCTGCCTAGCTGCGTTTTGCGCTTCTTTCATGTTTTGATACTGAACCTGATAAGCGCCTGAGTTGGGATCAATTCCCTGTTCTACCATGCGTTGTCTAAACCGTTGTTCTTCACGGTCCCATGCTGCGCTCAAACTCATTCATGACGTTTTGCCGCGCCTGATCCATTTGACTTTGAAACCCTTGTTCTGACATGCCAGCATAGGGATTATTAGGGTCATAGTTTTGCATACCCTTCATTGTTTGAACGGCTTGATAACCTGCATAATCTTGCAAAGTTTGACCTTGTTGCTCTTGGTTTTGGTCATAAAAACCTCTTCGGTTAATAAACGGCGGCGGTTTACGATTGCCTCGATTGCCTTGTCCACCGCGATTACCACGACCTTCATGCCTACGTGCTTCCCTATTTAACGTTCTTGGATCAGGTCTAGGCGTTGGTCCTGTCGGTTTACCCGCTGCTGCTGTTTGCGGCTTACCTCCTGGCACACTTTGCTGTTGTTTAGTTGTAGGAGTTTTTGCTAGTGCTGTTTTTCGTCGTGGTGATGGTGCCATATTTATACCTGACCGCCTAAATCGTACCTTATTTCGAAGCCAAAAAACTGTAACGAACTACCTCGGATCGCGCCGCCAAACCTGACAGCGCCACAATGCCCTTGTCCTTTTGCAGCGTACCTATCAAAAATATACTCTAACTCCGAGGACCATGCCGATCCCCACGGGCTACCCCAAGGGGTATATACTCCGTCGGTAGTGCTTACGCTGGTTACTACAGGCTGGCGCTTAAAATCCGTATCAATTCCTAGGTTCAAAGTTAAGCCACGTTTTCCGCGTAAGATAGGGCGAATATCGGCGAATTGTTTGAAATTGCTACGGCTACCGTAAAAGCTAAAAGCCGTTCTACCGCTAAACGCTATCGACTGACCGTCACCCGAACTTGGCTTTGCGTCGGCATAACCAGTTTCCCCTTTGTAAATCATCCCGGTAGTAGAACCGTAAAAAGGTAGGTCTAAAAACTTACCTGATGCTACGGCGTGTTGATCGGCGTAAAGCTGAAAAGTCGTCCAGGCTTTTGAGTCTATTGAGTAAACAAGAAACTTTGCAGTACCTGTGTTGCTAGGAAGAGTAACGTATACCCTACGACCACTCGGCCAAAAAAATCCGGTCCACAAAGTACTAAATGAAAGCGAGGCAGCGGTTTCAGTAATCAAAGGGTTTATAGTACGCGAAACGGTGGTGACAGCTTGCTGTGGATCAAGTTCAAACAATGCTGATGCCGGCACTATTCCTTGCTGAGTAATGATCCAAATATCCTGATTAATTCTTACGAATGCTCTGGGTCCTAACGGTTTACCGATAATGAAATGTGCTACTAGCGTCCAATCAGTATCATCGGGGGAATAACCCGAATACAAAACTACCTCTCCCTCGCTACTAACAGCCATGAAAAGGTCTTGAGTACTGACACCTCGGATATTGGTGTAACTACCGGTGAAAAGCAGATAACCACCACGGCGCATAATGCCGCTGAAATCGTAGCTTTTTAGTACGGAAGTGCCGGTAGTGATCGTGTCATTTTCTGTTTCGTCGTACCACATGAGCATTGAGTTTCGCTCGATGAAGTACAAACGAAGGCGATAGCTTGCTACGTTACAAAGCTGCGTTAATCCTCCACTGGGACCACCTGACGCAACGGTAATATCTGCGGCTACTCCGGTACCAGTGTAAACCTGTGGTACATCAGCCCCGGAATTATTAGCAAGATAAAGTCTATTTCTAAACCCCTCTTTATTCCACGCGCCGTTTGTGTACCCACCGACTTTACTGATGTTAGTCATTACACCGGCAGAACTAACGCTAAATAGCTGCGTAGTTTGTGCTGCAATAAGTTGCGCCGTCCCATCAGGCAATGGGAATTCGTGCATGAAAGTAACTTGTGAGGCGGTACCAGAAGTTGCCGTTGATAGATCGGCAAACTCCTGATAACCAAGCCTTACAGTTGGTGCAGTAGCCCCCGGAAACACGTTTACCAATTCCAACGCTGCGGCTGGATCCATATTGTCGATAGGACTAACTAGGTCTAGTCCTAAAGACGGTGGGGGCATTGTGAAGCCTTGGAATGGCATTGCGTGTCACAATCCTAGTAACGACGGAAATAAGGCTGCATTGATTGTTGCATTCCACCTACGGCATTTTGAACGTCTGATGAAGGTCCAAAGATATTTTGCTGGTTTTGCATATTGCCATATAGCTGATTCATCTGATTGCTAAAATCTTGAGGCAACGGCTGCATCTGTTGCTGACCAAAATACTGCGGATATTTCTGCATTACTTGACCGCCAAGATCCTGTACGGCTTGATTAACACCACGCGAAATCATGTTATTTCCTGGCATCTGTGGAAGATTACCGGATCGAATACGCTGCATAATATCTGCTTGCTGCGGATTGAACCCTTGAGCGATTTGTTGCGCCATTTCGGGACTTAGTGGCCTGTCAACTCTTCCAACTAAACTTTCCATTGGTGGCATGTTTCTATATCCACCTTTTGGCATTGGCTCCACGTTAGGTGGCATCATCGCCATATCTTGGCGTGCGCCTGGGATACCTCCGGGTTGCGGTCCTTGTGACCCCGGCGGAAAATACGATTGTGTCATACCGCCGCGCTGCGGCTGATTAGGCAACATACCACCCTGCTGATTTACAAGGTTACCAGAAGCATCACGATAGACTCCGGGCGACAATCTGGTTAGTGGTTGTGGCTGTGGCTGCGGTTGCGGCTGTGATGCTTGCATCTGTGGCCGTGGTGTGCGGTTGCTAACAGGCATTGTTGTAGCCCGTGGATCTCGTGCAAGTGCTGATGCAAGTCTGCGTGGTGATGGTGCCATAAATTATAACTCCGGTATTTCCTCTGGTTGTTGTGGTTGAACATTTGGTTGCTGCGGATTAGCTGCGTAGGCAAGTTCCAATGCTTGACGCATCGTTTTAGCTTGCTGAATCTTGCCTGTGTCTGTGCGATACAAACCAGGGGAAAGCCTAAGCACTTCACCCTTGTTTGGTCGTTCTAGTTTAGTTAATGCTTGAACATTTTTAGAATCAATGCCGGCTTGCTTTGCAAAGGGACTATTACCAAGCATTGCTGCAATGTTTGCGTCAACGTCTTTTTCTGACTTAGCATTGCTGATAGCAGCATTTACCAACATGCCGGTAAATTGCTCCGTATGATAATTTTCTGGCGCACCCTCATAGATGCGTTTAATCATGGGATCCAACTTGCCGGTTGCATAATTTGAAAACGGATTGGATGCATCTCCGTCATATGGATGTCTTTCCGTTCCGTCCATGTTTTTAAATTTGTGCTTACCATCAAGCCCGATATCAAACTTAGATCCATCGGCAAGTGTTACTTGATACTTGTCATCAGCTACGCCGCTATCTTTTAGGTTGGTACGGAAACTATCTCGAATCTGCTGCTGCTGACTTTTGCCACTGGTCATCATCTGGCCGATGGAACGTTTACCAAGTAATCGCAATCCAAGGTTTAGCCCGGTGAATTGATTAGCTACTTGGTTAATGTAATCTTCGCGTGTACCACGACCGCGCACTATGTCTTTCATACCAGTTTCCCAGGCATTACTCGCAAGTATTGCTGCTCCTGCTACGATAGCTGCCGGTACAAGCACTGCGCTTGCTCCCGCTCCTGCTGCGGCAATACCTGCAGCACCGCCGCCAGTTGCCACGCCTCCAGTTGCCCCTGCTGCTGCTGCACCACTACCAACAGCGCCACTACCCAAAACAGATCCAAGCACTGCGCCACCAGTACCAGCGCCAGTACCAGCACCCGCCGCTGCTGCTCCAGCACCGCCAAGTTGTCCGTAAAGATAAGCAGATCCAGCTAGTCCTGCTAATGTGCCTCCCGTCTGTGCTAATGCAGCATTTGACTCTGCGCTCTGTTGCTCCTGTCGTAACTGCTCTGGGCTCTTAGGAGGTCCATACGCTTGCTGTAAAGCGGCGTAAGCATCCTGACTGCGCATACCCTGCGAGATAAGCGCCATATAATATTGTTGCGGCGTCATGCCTTTTGCGGGTGGTGGTGCTTGTATTGGTTGCTGTGCCATCAGATCCACGTTCCAAAAACTGCAGTGCCACTACGCGCAAACAATTCTGCTCGTGTATGGCCGCCTGCATAAATAATCTTGCCAGGGTTTTGCTTGGAAAAATCTTCGTTAAGTTGCGCATCAAAACGAGGTTTAATGTTATCTAAACCGTGAATCTCAGAGAATCGCTCCATCATTCCCTGCTCTAACGTTTTTTCATTAAAGATTGAAACGTCAGTATCTTTTAAAAATTCCTTATAGGGACCTGAATAGTAGTCCCAAGTTACACCACCGTCCGAAACACTACCGCTAGTGTGCGTCGGTGCAGTTGCACCGGAAGTACCGCCTGCTGTTGTGGTGTAATAGTTGCCGTTGTAAAATGTGTATGCACCTGCAGCGTAAACTGTCGCAGTTACCCACGTTGCCGGTTTTACACTTCTGTCGGCGATATACTCAAAAATTACTATGTTTCCAGCGTTAGAAGCTGTAGGAGTCGGACTAATCAAAAGTTCGGTATTGGAAATACCGCGAATTTGGAACCGCTGATAAACGGTTGTATTAAGTCCATAACCCCTAATTTCTGCATACTCTTGCTCGCTCATCGGTCCAAGGATGCGCCAGCGAGTGCTGCTATTCCAAAACGATTCGTAATGATAATAAGAAAAAGAGGCCGGCAATGCATACGATGCTTGCCCTGCGACTAGGGAGAAGGACCCGCTCGCATACATCACCGGCCAGGGATACGCTTCTGACATCTCATGGTTGATACGATTCGCAATGGTGCGTAGCTGCTTGGTAGTCGTCTCCGTAGAAGTCATTATGTTTGACTCTACAGAATAGCCAGCTTCGTTAGCGACGTTTGTAACAACCGTTGCAAGTGTCATACTTTTCTTGGTCTACCCCTTCTCTTAGGAGTTTCAACGACTTCCTCATCAACAAAATCGTCTTCATTATCTTCATTATCTTCAATATCCGGTTCTGGCTGAAACACTTTACGACGCTGTGGCCGTAAATCAGTACCTTCCAAACCTTCGATACGCTGCATCATAAGTTCTAACTGCTCCTCTAGTCTCGCAGTACGAAGCTGTTCTCGGTCTAATTGTTGTTTGAGTGCTGTCACCTGTGCTTGATCGCTGTTAGCGGCTGCAAGCCAGTCTTGTGCCAATTTGATAAATTTACCCAAAGGACCGAGTTTGCGTTTAACCTCATCATTGGCGCTTGCTACCTGCTCAACGGTGCGAAAACCAATATGCTGAAACTCGCGCATTGCTGACCCATTCATTAACGGCCATTCTGCTAATGGTGTCCCACTCTCGACAGGTTGATTGCCGGCAGTAAAAGCGGCGTATAATTCTGGATATTCAGCTATGTCATGCGGTTCAATACGGCGAACGGTTTCATCGCCACCCGGCCACTGAATAGAAATGCTTGGTATTTCATCAAAGATAGGACGACCAGCCGTTAGAGTCTTTTCTTTGTTTTCGTTATAGGCATTAAAGAACTTAACGTTTGCACCTGCATAACGCTTCTTTGGTTGCCCTAATCCCATTATCCCGTTCCAGTCTACTTGTGCCATTTTTAACTCCCTAGTTAAGGCTACACAGTTAATTCCCTAGTTTACGAAAGTCCCCACTTACTCATCAGGTAAGTTTCTACTTTGCCGCGATTAGTAGCCGACAATACTGAATCATAAGCAATAATTTCTGCCATCTGTCCGTAAAATTGTCTTGGCGTATCACTTCGATCATAAGAAATTTGATCGAAAAAACAATTATCAGTAGTGGCTACCGATACAAGTTTATATGTCGTATAGCGCACTACGCTACTATGAGCTGTTTCAACCCCATTCACCCACTTGGTGCCGTTATATACAAAACGAGTTTCCAGTGTGTCGGCACCACCGCCATCGTAGAATAATGCTCCACCGGCAGCGCCGCCATGAAAGTTATAAGTTATCGAATCACCAATAAGTAGCCTATAATCCCCCGTTGTAGCAGTCCACTTATGAATAACAAAAACGGTTCGAACCGTACTAAGTCTGCTAGTAGTTGTAAAAAAGTCATCAACCCCGTCAAACTCAATAGCCGGCAAGCTATTTTGTTGGTTGGTTTTATACAATGCTTGTTTAGTGCCGGTAGTTTGTACAAGGTGATTAGCGTTGCCGCTTTGGTCTTGCCATGTTTTCACAGCAGTATTGTTAGTCGTAATAGCGTTACCGCTACCGTCAAGAACGCCCGCATCGCTCTTGTACCAAGTCAAAAGGCCGCTTAAATCTGTTGGCTTAAACCCCGCCGGGGATTGGTTATTAACAAGCAAACCAACGCCAATTCCAATCGTCATATTAGTACAAAGCAACAATAGACGTTGCTGTTGTAGCTGCCATTACTCGCGCTACAAACAACGGCAGAAGCACACCCGCGTTAGGGATAGCAATCGTGACAGCGGCACTATCATCAACGCATTTAATGCTAAGGTTCCCAGTGCCACCTACCCACAATGCTCTAACGCCGGTTAGGTCGGTAGAATCTGATGGAGTAACTGCGGCAATACGCCGTGCGCTGAAAAGAGCAGTTGGATTAGAGGGGGTAAAATCTGGCATAGAAATCCTAAAAAACGGGGGGATTGCTCCCCCCTTGGTTACGCACCCTTAGTCATCTTAAGAGCGTAATAGCTAGTGCCATTGCTCACACAGATGAAAAAGTTTGTGTCTGCGTTGTTGTCTTTGATAAAACCAACAAAGCCTGATCCGGTCGTAGCTGCGGCACCGAATGCGGTTACCATCTCTGCCTGTGTTGGCAAAGCATCAGTAACGTTATCCACGCTCTGCTTAGTGCGAATACCGGCAGCAGTCGCAACAACCTGTCCGGTTGATGTAACAGTGCCAGTAAAAACGCCATCGGCAACAGCGGCTGCAAGCTCACCCGGCATTCCCAGGCCCATTAGCGTAGTTGTTCCTGCCATATAAATCCTTTTAAAAGGCGGGGCCGCTATACGAGCCAGCCCCTATAGCCTTAGTTTACCGTAAGGTAACCAGTTGACTTCAACTCTACGGTGCCAGCGCCGGTAAGAGTCGTAAGACCTACCACGTTAGCAATCTTAGTTGTCGAAGCGTCATCAGCTACGCCAGCGGTTGCAGTGGTGTTAAGGTTAGCATCTGCTGCGTATGAAGCAGCGCACTTGCCTTTAATACCTGTTCCTACTCCACCGCCACCTGCGCCGCCAATCCATACCCAAAGGTATTCGTTGTCAGCGGCAGCTACTTGAGCAACCCCGATCTGGAGATTGTTTGATCCAGCGTTGGTTGTAGTAGCCTGTGCAGCTTGGCCGTCATCAGAGATGACAACAAAAGCGTACTGGCTAATTGCACCATCAGCTTGAACAAACAAAAACTCTCCCTCTGGACAGCTACCAAGGTCGGTAACCTTTGCTGGGAGTGGAATGGTTGTACCATCCCAAACCTTTTTGTAATTAACTCCGAATGATCCAGAACGTGACATAATTCAATCCTCCAACAATTAAGCGTAAATAACAGCTTGAAGCGCCGGGGCTGAACAACAGAGGTTTCCTTCAACGATAATAACCGTGAAGAAAGCATCCTGATCAATCGGACGATTCATCTCAGGTGCGAGCGGCTTGAAATCAGCCCCACGTACCATGTCGAATGTCCAATACTTCGTGTTAAGTAGACGGCAAGAATTAGTTTCCAAAACAGAAGAACCAAAACCACCATCAAATACAAAATCGCATCCGTCATAGCTAAGTGCCCTGAAACCAGCGGTAGCCTTCTTCACAGGAAGCTGAATACGCTGAATTGCAGTAAGCGAGCTATGGAGATACTTCCAAGCTGTACGATCCATCAAACCGAGGTCTGGCGTTTCGTCACCACGCGTAATCTGCGAAATCGTATCCGTTACAGTCTCCTGAACGTTCGAAGCAGATAGGGTAGTATTAACAGCAAGATTGCGCGCCCAAGTATTGGAAGTGCGATCAATCTGGCCGTAGGTTCCCGATGACGGTGAAGTTGATACAGCCTTTTTAATACCGTCAAACTCAAGTCCACCGCTTCCAGTTCCATCGCCACGGAGCGAGGTAGAAACAGTATTCTTAAGACGAGCGATTGCTGCGTTCATCTTCATCTCAGCCAGGTCAAGAAGCTGTGCCTGATCGCGGTTAGCACGACGGTCACGGCCTGCAATAGCTACTGGCTCGTAGCACTGCTTGATAGCGAAACGAAATGCCGTAGCATCATCAATCGCATCAAGATTAAATGACGAGAATCCCGAATAGAAACCACCTACAGCGGAATCATTGTACATGATCGGCTTGCGTAGTTCGTATCCACCGGAAAACTTGCGGATTAGTCCCTGGTCATCGAGTGACTTAAGGAGAGGGTTGTGATGCAAAACCTCATCTGCGATCTGATCGCTCTGATCGAAGAGGGTTGCAACGATTGCTTCTTCAAGATTAGCCATTGTTGTTATCCTATAAAGTAAGATAACCCCGGCTAATCGACTAAGCCTAATCGCCTGTCATTCTAGCCCGTAGGTTATCGCGTATGTTTTTAGCTGTTACTCTGGGGGTCCCTGAACCAGCGGAGCCAGTGATTGAACGCGAAGCGGCTTTAGCTTTTTGCACGCTCGCGGAAGTTTGTTCTACTTGCGCCTTTGCAGTTATCGCGTTGGCAATACTGGAAAAGGTCGGGTTGCCGGCTACAACGTAATTATATGCGGTTTCGAGGATCTGCTCTGGGCCGCTATATCTGCCGGTTTGTGTAAGCGCCGTTACTATTGGTGCCATTTCAGCCTCTAACTGCGCTGCTGTCTCGGCGTCCTTAAATAAGGGTTTGCTTGCTACGAATGATTCTACGACCCGCTCATT